GAAAGTTTTTTCTATTGCCTCTCCGTATAATGGATGGAAGTTAGTTGTCTCCAAGTCGATGGGATAATATAATAACTGCTGGCCGATGACCTTTTCGATAAGTTCATCATTGACTTGCTTGACAAGATTTCGCTCCTTCTCTCCCAAGAATAAGGGAGGAGGTGGCGCTGCTGGTCTTTCCCATTCGTTATCAGCCATTTAGTTACCCCACGAAGATTGGTAGCGGAGATTGTCTGAGAGCGTTCGCAGCAGCCTCCGAAATTTCTGCATCAGCTTTGGAGAGATCGATATATCTCATTCTCTGTAGTGTTTCGTTCAGACTATTCTTTAACTGGTCTTGTTCTTCTTTTGCCTGAGATAACAATTCAGAATGATTTAGTGTTACATTCTCACCCGGAATAGGCACTGTTGTAAACTTCCCGCGAATCTGTCCAAGCATCTCTTTGCAAAGTGCAAGAGCATACTTACGAATCCATTGCTTACCGATAGAGTTGATATTTGCATACGGCAAGTTATCGAATGGAATTGTATTAAAGTTATTAATACCTTTAACACCATCTGCGACATCCTCATTTTCCTCCCATCCATCACCTTGGTCAACATAAAAGTTTACCCAGATGCGGCTTAGAGCCGAATCAGAGAAAGCAAACTGATCTGGTGAAGGATAAAGTCTCAACATGTTGTTTTTAATTTCATAGGAATAATGAGAAGTTCTGGTATAAATGGAATCTTCATACATTATTGCTTGTAATTTATTCTGCCATGTTGGTATAATCTCAAATGTAGAATCATCAGCGAACTGACCATAGGTGGAATAGTTGCCTACAACACCAATACCGCCATAGTATCCATAGAACCTCCACATTGCTCTGGGAGACATATAAAATACTTTTGTGATAATGACCCTGTTTCTTCCAACTTTGCCAGCAAAAGGCACAGCATTGCCAGCATCGTCTACACCAGTAGCAGAAGCACCAGAAAGAATAGTCTGTAGGTCATAATCTTGAACACCGACAGTTGGCTTGAAAGAGCCAGAATAGATTGGTACAGTGCCGCCAAACCCGGCAGAGGTAGCGACAGCATCGCCAACCTTTCTAGCATATGAAAATTGATATCTTGGATAGGCAAGATTGACATTCTCAGGGCCGGTCAATCTTTCACCCTTATGATCAAAAGTGCCTGTAGACTGACCAAGAACATCGGAAAGAATATTTTCACTCTGATGTAAATTAACAATATAAGAATATTCTAATACTGCTTCTTCATATGCCGCATAGACATTTGCATTTGTAAGTTCAATGTCAACAACATCTCCACCCAATTTCTTATAGACATAATCAACTTGTGTCGCTGCACCAGTCAAGAACTCATCTGTACTATTATAAACTCCATATGGAACGGCAGCGGCAACAGCAGCAGGATCTCCTGTCGAAGATAAGATTATAGCACTAGTTTGTGAAACTGGATTGAGATTTGTTGGCATTTATATAAATATCCTTACGAAGATTTACGAGTTTTAGAAGAACGACGGCTTCTTGGTTTTTGTTTTACAACTTCTTCTACTTCGGCAACTGGCTCTGGTTCCGGTGCTGGTGGAGCAACCTCAACAACTGGCTCAGGTGCAGGAGCAGCTTTCTGTGCTGCTTGAAGTTTTAAGTGTCTGCGTTTCCGTGGATTCATTTTAAACCACCTCCTTATAGTATACGCTGTAATAAATAGTTATAGAAAAATAAAAAGCCCCTCCGCATGGGAGGGGCTTAGAGGCTACCAATTATTTAAATCAGGAACCAGACTCGCCGAGCAAGCCGCTGACGATAACTAGACCGTACATATCAGGACGAACCATCTGCTTGGCATAGCGAGTCATAACGCCCTTACGTGGGACGAAGTCTTCAGGCCCGAAGATGGTTGGGGTTGTCTGTAGTGGGACGTATGGAGCGTAAACGTATCCAGACTCTAGGAAGCTGGAGCCGCGACGACCAACTAGGATGACGTTGCGTAGGAAGTAAGGATCGACGATAACATCGCACTTCTTGCTTAGGGAACCAGCCTTGACAGCACCGATGGAACCGCTCTCATCGTCGTGGGTGACGGAAGCACGGAAGCCACTGGTGAACTCAAGGATGTTTGCGACTTCTGGACCGCAGACGATGAAGTTAGCACCGCCACGGAGAGTCTTACGGTGGATCTGAGCGGAAACATCGTTGATGGTTTCAACGAGAGTCTCATACCACTCGGAGACAGTACCAGTGAAGTCAGGAGCGGCAGCAGAAGCGCCGATCTCAACACCAGTCGAACGGTTAACGAATAGACCGGGGCTACGGCTCCAGTAGAAGGTAGCAGCGGTTGCACCGTTAACGAGGTCAGCAAGGATCTCACGGTCAATTTCTAGAGCGATCTGCTCAGAGAGGATACCAGTTAGCTCGACCTCTGCATCCAAGTTGTGGTATGCGTTGAGATCCTGACCCAACTCAGGTGTCCACTTAGCCTTGAGCTTCTTGGTCTGAGCGGTAACAGCAATGCTGTCTACCTTGATGTCGATCTCTGGGATCTCACCGGAACCTTCTAGACCCCACTGGACTTGGCTTACAACAGTACCTAGGGTAGAACCAGCAGCGATATTGTCCTTAATTGGGAAGGTCATGGTGATACCACCACCGGGGATTGCAATGGGAGTCTGATAAGAAACTTGTGCTTCAGTACCGAAGATAACAAACTCAACATTGGTTCCGTTTAGGTGGGTCAAACGACGAATCTGACGAGCGCCAGTAGTAATACCAGTGAACTCGGTTACATCGCTAAGGTTAAAGGCAGCTAGGTTATCAAAGTCTGCTGGCTGACCAGTGGTAGAACCAGTGAGAGCGGCCTTTGGAATACTGATAACAGCAACACCATAAGCACCGCCAGAAGAACTAACTGCTAAAATATCTGGATCGTAGAGCAGATAATCTCTGCGCTGTTCTAGAGTGGAACCTGTTAGAGAGAACTGTGCAACGACGGTAGAAGAACCCATAGCAGCAGCAGAACCAGTTGGGGAAGCATATGCATAACCACGAGCGGTTGCAGTGCGAGGACCACCGAAGTCTTCTTTTAGAGTCGAGCCAACTAGATCAACACCACCAGTGATCTGGGAACCGACCTGATCAGTACCGTAGATGGACTTATTATAAGTGTTACCCATGCGGCCAGCAGCACTATCAGTACCACCATTTAGATCTGGCGAGAACACGAAGTCAAGGAAGAAAATGAGTCCTGCTGGGAGGCTCATTGGCTGAACGGAAACGAGATCGTTGGCGATGAGGCCAGCGAAAACGCGACGAACAATTGGGAAAGCGACAGAAGCAAAACCTTCAACATCGCCAGCAGACATAGAAGAAGACTCACGAAGAAGCTCCTTAGCCTGATTCTCAAGTAGACGAGCCATACCGTGACGAGCACGCTCATCGGATAGACCCTCAAGTAGACCAGTGCGCTGCCACTTACGGAGAAGTGCAGTACCTTCGGCCTTCATATCACGATTGACAACACCTTCGGTCAATCTTTCAACAATACTAGACATTATATTATACCTCCAAGAATTTATTTAATGCCTGCCAACTGCTTCATTCGATCTGCGAAAATATCAGTTGGCTCTTTTGACTCTTTACGAGTCGCACGAATAAGTGAAGTAGGACGATTAATTGCTTCGCTCAATGATTTTGGCCCTCTCTGTGGAGTGGACTGCACTGTGCTTTGAAGTGTATTGTAGATCGTTCTTGCTTCTGCTACCGAATCCGATTTCGAAATAGCTTCGACAATTTTATCTTTTTGTCGCTCATTCAAGGAGGTATTTCTCAATACTCGATTGGTATAAAGTAGACGAGCATTTGAAAGGTTAATATCCTCAACACTTTCTTTTAACTCGCCAATCGCGGTTCTGTATTTAGAAAGTTCACTGGTGAGTTTCTTGTTCTCAAAAACAAGCTCTTCCTGTGCTTTCTTTAAAGTTTCTAGTTCCTGCTGAATATCGGTGGAACGGCGATGAGCCATTTCCAACTCCATTTGATGTGCTTTATCAGCAGCGGATCGTCCAGCCCAACCGGATAGTGTTGCACCCATATC